GGTGAGGGGTGAGGGGTGAGGGGCGTCTGTTCATGGTAGGCTGTCTCTAGCCGGTGCTCGCGTCCCGGCTTTGGTGCGCGCCGTGGCGCATACGGCGTGGGGAGGGAACTCTCCAGGGGCGAGGCTGCCGATCTCCGGCCCCGCCCCGGCGCCGTTAGCGGGGGGGCGCGCGATTTCGACCCCCATAGCCCCGTTTCCCGCGTTTTCCCACCGCGGCCGATTCCTGGATTTTTATAAACACCCCCTTGACAGGCGTATAGCGTTAGTCGTAAGATTGGTATATGCCAAAGAAACAGATGGGCATGCGGTTAAGCGAAGGTGGCGTGCGTATTGCCGAAGTGTTGGCGAAAAAGCTCGGGGTTAGCCGGACGGCGGTGGTGGAGATGGCGCTCCGGCGGATGGCAGATCCGCAATCCGATAAGGAGTTCTTTTGGGGTCTAAAGCCGGGCAAGAAGGTGTCCCGTGGCTGAGATCAAGAGCGCCGCCGGATACTTACGCGTCTCGGGTCCCTCACAGCTTGGCGACACCGACGGGTTCCCTCGCCAGCGTGCCGCCATCGAACGCTATGCCACGGCACATGGGCTGCGGGTGGCGCGCTGGTTCGAGGAACGGGCCGTCTGCGGTGCCACGGAATGGGAGGCGCGGCCGGCGTGGGCCGAAATGCTCGCCGCCCTGAACGGAACGCGGACAGTGCTCATCGAGCGCCTCGACCGGCTAGCTCGCGATCTGATGGTGCAAGAGCATATCATCGCGGATCTCAAGCGGCGGGGGGTTACGCTGATCTCGGCGGCGGAGCCGGATCTATGCACTGACGATCCGAGCCGCAAGCTGATGCGCCAGATCATGGGCTCGATCGCCGAGTACGATCGGGCGATGATCGCACTAAAGCTGAACAGCGGGCGGGCGCGGGTGAAGGCGGCGACGGGGCGCTGCGGCGGGGTATATCCGTACGGGCGGCATCCGCGGCGGCCAGAGGAGGTGGAGCACTTGGAGCAGATCCTCCAATGGCACAAGGAGGGGTTAAACCTAGTGGCAATCACTGGGCTACTTGAAGATCGCGGTATCCCATCGCGGCTTGGCCGGCGGTGGGATCCGAAGACGGTAAGCCGGATTCTGAGGGCGAGTGGAGGGGCGAGATGAGCGGCGAGAACGGGAAGACTGTTCCGCCCGAACCCCCCTTCGAGCAGCAGGTGGATGCCGCGTTTCTGGCCGGCAAGTGGCTGGCGGGGTTCGTCTCCAAGGAACGCTGGGAACCGACTGAGTTCCTTCAGGCGCAACGGATGGCGCTCGCGGCCCTGGAGCAGATCCGCCGGGTGCTGTGGATAGTGAAAGCGAGCCATGACGAGATCGTGGCGGGGCTGAAGGCAGGGTACGACCGGGAGGCCGGGGCGCTGTGCGAGCGGCATGCGCGGGTGGTGGAGGAGTGGGGCGGGCGCGTGGATACGGCTGGGCTGGCAGCGAAGATCAGGGAGGCGCGGTGAGGCAAATGCGCGTTACGGGGGACGAGTTAGGGGTCTTCTTCCTGTCCGAGAACCCAGGCTGTATGGGTTCCTATGACCCAGACGGTAGTGACATGGGACGTGGCTCAGCGCCATCCGCGTCTAGGTTCACAACCGTTCAAGAACTAGTGGACTACATACGGCTTGTCGATAGTCGGGATGCCGACGCTCGATGGTTGCGGTGGGCTCGCGGGATAGCATCGCGGGTTTGGAAGCGCCGTTGCCCGGCACGCGGAAGGTTTGAGGCTGAGATTAAGAGGGAAGAAACGACCGTATGCTGAGCATGCAGGCCGAGCGGCACGTAGATGGGCAGTACACGCTGCTAGTGAACGGGACGGATGACGCTGATGTCTTCCCGCTTGCGACGCTGGGGTATCGAGTGTTCTCCACGCTCCAGGAGTTGGTAGACTATGTGCGCCACTCTGAGCAGATGGAGACCAACCTGGAAGCGCTCGACTGGGCCGAGACGCTGGCTCCGACAATCTGGCAGCGTCGCAATCGCGCCTGGTGGAGACTGGAGATGGTGATTAAGAGACGGAGGAAGGAGTTGTTTGGGCATGTCTAGCAATAGCCTTTGGGTTCAGGCAGAGCGCCTACGTAAGTATTTCCCGATTTGGGACGGGGAAGTGCCGGTATTGAAGTTCGTAGAACTGGAGCGCCACCGATGGCCTTATCGGTTTGTCTTCGTGAAGTCAAGGAAGACTGAGTCGGTGGACTTCGGCTCATTGGGGCTGAGTAGGGAATGCGATGCGCGGTGGGGCGAGTTCCGGGACGAAGCTGGGAACGTCATCAGGGTAGGAATCAATCACGACCTTCAATGGGCGGACATCCGTAAGTTCGCCTACGATATGCTGGCGTGCTTTCCGGAGTATGAGGGGGTCTATGTGCATCTTCCAGAAGTCTTTGGTACGACTATTTACTGGAGAGATGGGAAAGATGAGTAGCAGGAAGGAGTTGTTTGGGCATGTCTGAGCAGCGAGGGGAGACGTCTGAGTTTGAATTCGATCAGGAGGAGAACGTATGAAACTTCAATGCTGCTTATGGGCGGCGGACTGTTGCTGTTAGGGACGAGTAGGTGGCTTAGAGGCCGGTAAGTGGCGAAGGGAGTAAGGAGAAGGCTTATGCCTGACGAAAAACGAGAGACGATGGCGCTGAAACTCCACATGCACCCCCATCCGGACAGCCCCGCCGGCGAGCACTGGGTACGGGTTGGCAATCGGGTGCTACCTAACCTCTACTCCGCTGTCCTATTGCCGTTCCGTACCGCGGACGGCAAGCTCGCCACCAAGCAGCAGATCTGCGCCGCTTGGGCATGGGTGAAGACTGGGCAAGGGGACCATCTCGGCCTGACGCTGTCGGCGGACGATTGGGAGGGGCTGAAGGATGGGTGACATCACCAGCCGCCCGTATCGCCCCTCTGGCGATTGGTGTTGCGAGGCGTGTGTGTTCGGGCGCGGGGAGCATGCTGAGTGGTGCTCTCGTCGCCGAGTGCAGAAGTTCATCGAGGACCAACTGGAAATTGGGGTTCGCGCTTTCGCCAATGAGATTTTCAGGCGACAGCGTCTTGAGCTTGAAACCCACAATGCGCCAAGGGAGACGTTTGGCGTATCCTCGTCTTAGAGGGTGAGCAATGCCAGCAGTCAGCCAACGCCAGCGGCGGTTCTTCGGGATGTTGGAACATACCCCTGGGATGGCCGAAGAGAAGGGGATTGACATGAGTCATCAGCAAATGCACGACTTCGCTGCAACCAAAGATGCCGGCCTTCCCGAGCGCAAAGCCGACGGTGCCGTCCCCCACGAGCTTCCCGCCGGCTCGCTGATGGCCAAACACCGGTACTACCGCGACACTGAGCCTCCGAAGGCCATGCCGCAGCGTTTTGCCGACGAAATGCGCCCTGCGACGTCGATGAAGCACTTTGAGGATGGGCGCAAGGCGAAGGGTGGTGGCGGACCACTGGCGTGGGCTGCGTTTGGCCGGATGCCCAGCGCCAAAATGCCCTCTATGCCCCGCCAGCCAAACCCCGGAATCACTAATGACCTCGGCGGCGGCCCAATGGTGCAGGCCAATCGGCCCCGGCCCTTCTATAAAGCGTTCACGATGGCCCGATGAGCGGTGACGTAGCCTTAGCCACCCCCGAAACCCCGCCATCTGCCGCCCCACCTGCTCCGGCGTGGCTAAAACGGCTAATCCCAACCTTCACGGACGATTTCCAGGTGAAAATCCTTGACGCCAAGGGGCACATTCATTGGCAATCGAACGCAGGACCGCAGACTTGGGCGCTTTTCTCGCCTTACGATGAACAAGCGTGGGGTGGTCGCCGTGGAGGCGGGAAAACGGCGGCCCTGATCGCCTGGATGACCATGGGCGACTGGTCACTGCCCGCCGATGACCCCGCGCGTCTCTCGTTTCTCAACGACTCCTCCTACCGCGGGCTGCTTCTGCGCGAATCGTACCAGGATATGGCGGAATTCGTCGAAGAAGCAAAGGCGTTTTACAAGGTTTTCGGCGGCAAGGCGACCGACGATCCCACGCATATCGACTTCAAGTCCGGGGCGCGGATTTACTTCAACCATTTGCAGTCAGAGGACGCTTTCAACAAATACAAGGGCTGGAATATCACCCGGATTGGCATCGAGGAACTGACGCAGATCAAAACACAACGTCAATACTTGCGGCTTCAGGGTTCGTTGCGGTCAACTGAGCGGGTGCGTGGCGGGAAGACGTTTCCGCCTCTGCGCACTCTAATCGTTGGCACCACGAATCCTGACGGACCCGGAGCTTCCTGGGTAAAGGCGCGTTTCGTTTCGGTGCTTGACAATTATGGCAAGCGGATTCCTCCCAATACGCCCATTCTTGACCCGATTAGTGGTCTGAAGTCGATTTTCATCCCGTTTCCGATCGACGCCAACCCGTATTATGCCGAGAACACGACTGCCGGACGGAGTTACCGGGCGCGGCTCATGGCTCAAGACGAAGTGACCCGCCGTCAGTGGGTAGAGGGCGACTGGGATGTGGGTAGCGGCCAGTTCTTTGATTCGTACAGACCAGATGGTCCGATTGGCGAAGAAGAAAAGCGGTTATACCCTTGGGCGCGGCATCTGGTGGATCCCGTGCCCTTGCGCCCGTGGTGGTATCGCTGGGGAAGCGGTGACTGGGGCTATGACCACCCGGCAGCGTACCATAAGGCTGTTCGTAACGAGGCTGACGGGCGAATCCACGTCTATGACGAGCTTCAGGTGCGCAACATCGGCTCTTTCGAGCAGGGAGCGATGCTGGCCCGTTGGTGGCATGCGGATCTATTGGCGCTCCAAGAGGCGGGGCGGGAACCGGTGGTTGTCGTCTACATGGGCGCGGACGTGTTTGACAAAGGCGACGCCGTGCGCACTAAAGCCGAGTCCCTTGCCGCTGGGATTCGGGAGGTGCTTGGGCCATATGGGGCGCTGTTGCTCAAGTATAACGAGGATGAGCAGGCCGCAATGTTGCGAGACAAGCAACGGGCTCAGGCAATGTTCGAGCGGCGCAAGAAGGAAGTTCAGGGTCATATCGCCATCGCTGTGAAGCCGGTTTACTTCAAACGAACAGACGCGTGGGATTACGTGCGCGACCTGCTGCGGTTTCGGCCGGCGATGCTCGCGTTCTCGAACCGGGAGGAGAGAGAGCGGTACCTGCGCGAGGTGCTGGCGACCGAGGGACGGGAATCATATGAGCGGATTGCCACCGAGTTGGCGCGCGTAAAGCCCGAAGTGCTGCCGAAACTCGTGCTCTGGGACTGCTGCCGGGAAGCTGATCGCGGGTTGCGGGTGGCGCAACGGGATTTGCGTAACGAGGGCGATCCGTCAAAAGAGTCCCGCTCCGAGGATGTTCTAAAGTTCAATGCGGTAGATGGGGTGGGTGGCGACGATGCGCTGGAGTCGCTACGAAACTGTGCAATTGCATACAAAGAGATCCAGGCGCAAGTGCCGCTTTCGTACTTCGTCTCTGATCGCGTCCAGGAAGCGGTAGATGCGAGTCTGCGCGATACGGGGCAGGCGCTCGATGACCCGACGCGGCTGGCGATGATCTCGCGGCGACAGATTGCAAACTATAAGACGATTCATGCTCCGGCCAAGGCGCAGCTCTATCTGCCGCGGGCCTCGTCGCAGAGGCATCGGCGCAACCCGTGAGCCAATCGCCATCGTAACCCGTAGTAGACTGGGGACGAGGTGCCCATGCCCCCTGCCCTGCCCTTCGCGAAGAAATCCAAACTCCCCACCCCCGATCTTGGCGCTCCCAGCGACTTGGGCGCTCCTCCGCCGGGAGGGCCCGGCGGTCCTCCTTCTCCTCCCGATAACCAGGTTCCTCCCGGCGCCTCCGACGGCAGCGAAGGGATTACGCTTCAGGATATGGGTTTTCGTGATGGAAGCGAGACGTGCTCCCGTTGCCAGTACTACGATCCCCAAGGCAACGCCTGTCAGAAGGCGACTGCGGGCGATACGAGCATTGGCGACAACCCCGATGGCGCGGGGTGTCATGCGTTCAAGAGCGGAGAGGATGGCCAGCCAACGGGAGACGCGCAAATGCCCGGAAGCCAGTCGGGCAGTGCTGGTGGTGCTCCTCCCATGTGCGAAGGCGGCTACGGAGGTCGCCGGTGAGGGGATGGTTGGCGCGGGCGCTGTGCCGCGATCTGCTTGCCGAGGTGGAGACCCTGCGCGCCGCCAACCGCCAGCTTCTTACCGACAACGCTCGGCTGGAGGATCGGGTGGAGGCGGCCAGTGAAGACCGGAATCGCCTATGGGCTGCCATGCAGGGAGCGCTCGATGGGGAGCGGACAGCGCTTCATACCCAGATCAACCATCTTGTCCAGCGCTCGGGCGGCGGGATCCCATACCCCGAGGCGCATACGCTTCCAGCGGCCACCGTGCCCCGCGAACAGAGCACCGCGCCAATCTCGCGGGCGATGATGCCGGGCGAGGCGGTCGCGCGGCAGACAGCGAAGTTTGTTGAGGAGTACGTGGCTAACCGGCCTAGGGGGTAGAACATGCAGATCGTCGGTCCAGCCCCCGAGGCCCTCTCGAACGAGCAGATTATCAAACGATACGACTCGGCCATTACCGAAGTAATCAAGGCCGGAACCGATCCGCAGTTCGACTACGAGCGCACGATTCTGCTCAACAGCGCCCGGTTGGCGTGGATGTTCGTCAAGGGCCAGCACTTCAACGTGCCAGGCCAGGTGACGACCCCGTTTGGCGAGATCATTGACTATCAGCCCTTCGACATCACCAACGGCTCCGATGAGACTGGGCCGGATGTGCGCTTGTGCCCCCCAATCAACGTTCTGGGCGGTGATCTGTTTAAGTTCATGTCCATCATGGGGGCCACCGCTCCCCGCGTGCGCGCCGTTGCCGACGATCAGATGGACCCGGACTCGCTGGACACGGCGCACAATGCCGATGTGCAGATTCGGGACATCTGGGCCAAGAACAAGATCGATAAGAAGTGGAAGGCGCTGGCATTTCACCAGTACACAACGGGGCCGTGCTATCTGCGCGGGGTATGGAATACGGACGCCCGCAAGTACGGGCAGACCACTGAGCCGCAGATCGAGGTGAGTGCGGGTCCCGACGGCTCCCCTGTGCCGCAAGTGGTGGGTCAGCAGACATACTCCAACGGCGACGCCGAACTGCGCACGTACTCGGTGCTCGAAGTGGCGCATGACTACGACGCCAAGGAGCTGGAGGAGTGCGGGTTCTTCAAACTCGAACTGATGCGGTCGAAGTGGGACATTATCGCCGAGTATCCAGGCAAGGGTGAAGACGAAAACGGTAATCCGTTGCCGGGTCCGTTCGACCAGTATCGGCTGAACGATATACCGGATGATGAAAGGACGGCCAGTTCGATAACTGCCGCTGAGGCCGTGGACGCCGTCGCCGTTCCCTCGGGCACCGGCCGTACCCAGCGTCCTGGCTATTGGCGTTGGACCGAGCGCTGGCTGAGTCCGCGGCTGTTTGAGGCGATTACCGATCCCGAGGCGCGTAAGGTGTTCAAGGAGCACTTCTCACGTGGGCTGTATGTCGCCAAAGCGGGATCGAAAACGGCGGAGATTGACGAGCGATTTGTCACCGACGAATGGGCCGTGTGCCGCGTAGGCCACGGCGAGAAGATCCTGGAACGCCCGATCGCCGCCGATGGATTGCCTATCCAGCGGGCGCTGAATGATTTGTTTGGGATGGCGATTGAAACCGTGTTGCGAGCCATCACCAAGACCATCGTCGATTCTCAGCTTATCGACCGCGAGTCCTGGAATCAAAACGAAGCGGTGCCGGCCGAGATCCTGCTGACCGCGATGCCGGTAGACGGCGATCTGACGAAGCGGATTTTCCAGATACCGCCCACGAGGCTCTCCGATCAGACGGTGCCGCTGTGGCAGATGGCGCGTACCATCATGCAGGACATCACGGGGATCCGGCCGGAGTTGACGGGAGGCGGCCAGCCAACTCAGACTTATCGCGAGGCCAAGCAGCGCAAAGACCAGGCGATGTTGCAACTAGCCCCGCAGGCCGACGAGATGCGCTTCGCCGCTGCCGCCATCGCCGAGATCTTGGTGAAGCTGCGGGCGAAGTTTGGTAGCGGCACCGTGAAAGCGCAGCGGCAAGGCGCGTATGGAATCGAGACCGACGTCGCCGACATCGCAGCGCTCAAAGAAACCGGGTGGCATGCGGAGTCGGATGACAACTTCCCGATGACGCTTTCCGACCGGCGGGATGCGCTGTTCTCCATGCTCAAAGAGTTCCCGCCCGAGGTGCAAGCGGCACTCTCGCTCCTCGACCCCATCAACATCGGCGAGGTGATGGAGCTGGTCCAAGTGCCCGGCTTCGAGTCCGCTGTGGCCGACCAGAAGAACAAGACCCTGAACGACATTAAGCGGCTATTGCAGGAGCAGCCCATGCCCGGCGTGCCTGGACCGGGAGGCTTGCCCGGCCCACCTCAGCCCTCTATCCCGCCCGATTCGTTCAACAACCATGCGCTTGTGTCGAACTTCCTCTCCAAGTGGCTCATCTCGCAGACCGGGCAGGAGGCGGCGTTGTCCAACCCCGCCGGGTTTGCGAACGTCAAGGCGTACTACACCGCCGAGATGGCGCTGGCCAATCCTCCGCTCCCACCGCCGCCGCCGCCGGTGAAGGCGAGTCTGAGCGTTGCCGCCAAGCTGGAGGATATGCCTCAGCTTACTAACGAGATACTGGTAGGGGCGGGATTGGCGCCAGCGGGACCGCCTCCCGCCGCCCCGCTGCCTGCGCCCGCGCCACCAGGGCTGGCCGCGCCTCATCCCGTGGGACCGGGACCGATGCCTCCGCCGATGCCCGTACCCGGTCCGCCGCCGGGGCCGCCTCCCGGTCCGCCGCCAACACCGCCGCAGTCGCCCTTGAACACGCCCACCATCCAGGGGCCACAAGGTATCCCGATGATGATCTAAGAGTGTAAAGGTGTACAGTAAAGAGAGATTCTATGGCTACAACCCCTTCAGTGATCGAGTCCGGAGCTGAATTGGCCGCCTCGGTCCCGAACGACTTCTTTAACGACATCGGCGGCGAGGTCTCGGTGGGTGCCGAGGGAGCGCCGGAATCCGAATCCGGGGATGAGACGACGGGTGACGCCGCCATTGAGACGCTGGAAATGCCTGCCGCGGTAGAGGATGCCCCTCTGGAGCCAGCGGGAGTAGAGGAGCCAGCCGAGGAGCCCGTCGCCGCTACCGAGCCAGAGAAACCCGCCGCCACGGCCGCCGAGGAACTCCCTGAGGGCGTCGTCAAGGGCAAGGACCGTAACGGCAAAGAGGGGCTGTTCGTCGAACCCAAGCGCTGGGACACGGTGTATGGCAACCATAAACTCGTGCAGCAAACGAGCGAGTTGCTGGGCGAACCCGTCACCATGGAGGCGCTGCAACTGCGCAACGACGCTTACATGGCCCAGGAGCGGCTATACGCCGACTTGACTAGCGGCGATGTGCAGGCCCAGGGGAACGTGATCGGTTACATGCTCGACGAGATGGCCCGGGCGCGCGAGGCTGGCGAGATTAGGACCGATGCCGCTGTCCCGTTCGCGTCCACGTTTTACTCCACGATCAAGGAAAAGTCCCCAGACGCTTACGCCACCCTGAGATTCTCGGCCGCCAAGGACTTGATCTCCGAGATGTTCCGGGAGGCGAGTACCAAGGGAGATGAACCGCTGTTTCTCTCCGCCCAGCACTTCGCCCGCGCTCTCGCTGGCTTCGACAAGTCCGCCACCGATGTAGCGGCGATGCGCGAAGTCGCCAGCCGGGCGGGTCTGCCTTTCTACACCAAGGCCGAGATGGAGGGCCTGGGGCGCGGGGCCGATCCCCTCACCGCCCTCCGAGCCGAAAATGCAAGACTTTTAGAACAGGTAAACGGTCGCCAAACCACCAACCAAACTGCACAGTTTGACCAGTGGCACACCGCGACCCGCGCCCAAGTGAGTACCGCCGTTCTCGATGAAGCCGTGAAGCCTGCTCTCTCCACGGTCGAGGAGGCATGGAAGCCGTTCCCCGCCGATTACCAGCGTCTTGTAGTGGACCCTCTGCACAGAGAGGTTACCAAGACGCTGCGTGACGATAAGGGGTTCAGCGACAAGATTCAACTGCTGGATGCGCAAGCCCGGCGCGCCGCCTCTGCACAGAGACGTGAACAAGTCGGCGCCCAGATCCGGCAGGCATATACCAATCGCGCGAAGCTGGCCGCGGACGCCGTCAAGGGTCCGATTCTCAGTTTTGCCGCGAAGTTCCTGAAAGAGCAGTCCCAGGGCAACAATGCGCGACGTGAAGCCGCGCAGGGACGCACCGCGCCGAAGGGTACTGCCAGCGCGCCACCCCGGTCGTTGATCCCAGGCGATCTGCCCCAGTTCTCGGGCGGCACCTTCGACCCAGCGATCGCGGCCAAGCAAGCGGCATTACTCATCGGTTAGCCGGTTGCACATAACAAAGGACTGTTATGGCCTCGAATACTCTGTGGCAACAGTCCGAGAAGGTGCGCACCAAGCTGTTCCCGAGCTGGTTTGCTCAGGACTTCAAGGTGCTCTCGGACTTCATCAATAAGGGCGAAGTCGAAATCGTTGGTGAACGCGACTATCGCATTCCGTACAAAAAGACCTTCGGCGGGCGCATGGGGCATTACGATCCCCAGCTCGGCGATATGGGGCGTGGCTCGTCTCCGACCGGCGACGTGATGTTGCAGAGCTTTTACTCTCTGCGGCTGAACTTCGAATTTGATCAGATGCAGATCAAGGCGACTACGAACAAGGGCGTCGCCATCCAGAACCCGTTCCTGCAATGTATCGCGGACGGCGTGAAGGAGTTTGAGCTGCTGTTCGACAAAGTGATCCACGGAAACGGGACCGCCACCCTCGCCGTGGCCAGTGCCCATTCCAGCTCGACCGGTGTAAGCGTTTACACTCTGACCAATGCTTTCGGGACCCAGTTACTGCGGCGTGGCCAGTATTACTCGGTGTACGACGCCACCCTGACTACGCTTAAGTCCTCGGGCGTGCTCTGGGCTACCCAACTCAACACCTCCGCACGCACCCTGACCCTCTCGGGCATCGTGCCCAACGCGGCCAATACCGACGTGATCTGCTTTGAGGGCGTTAGCGGTTCCAATCCGGCTGGCCCGCGCGGCCTGAAGTACTGGATCTCAAACGCCACTACCGGCATCACCGCCGGCGTGGACCGCTCCGTCGAGAACCAGATCATCGCTAAGTACGCCGATGGCACCAACGGTCTATCCACCGAGGCCGTGATGGCGCTCTACGACCGGATCTTGATGGACCGCGGCGAAGTGCCCAATCTGATGGGCCTCGCTGCTCCTGCCCAGCGCGCCTACGCCTACTCCCAGATGATGGCGATCCAGATGTCGCTGATCGAGGGAGACAAAGCCAACGTGTACGACCGCCTGCCCAAGCTGAAGGGTAAGAAGTTCTTCATGTGGGGCGACGTGCCGCATTACGTGGACATCCACCAGGATGCGACCGTGGTCCCGTATATCGTGCCCTCGGACTTTGGGCGCGCCCGGTTGGCGCCGCCTGACTTCTACTCCACCCCTGGTCAGACTGGCCAGAACGCCCGGTTCATTCAGCTCTACGGAGCGAGTGGCGGCCCGGCGGCAGGGGTTTGGTTTGGCTTGACGAGAGACGATGACCTCTATTGCATCAATCCGGGTCAGCAGGGGCTCATTGGTTCTCTACCACTTAGCAGCTTCTACTCCTAGAGAGTGGTGGGCTGGTTCGTAATCGAGGGGGGCGAATGTCACACATCGAGCTTCTTAACCGGCGTCTCGGCGAGCGGCTAGGGCGTGTTTGTGGCGGCACTCGCCCCCGGTTTCAATGGTGTTGGGGGCCGGATATGCCCTACTGGCGCAACCGGCTAGGCAACGTCTGGGTACTCTGCGGGTGGCAGAAGCCAGCGCTCAGCGAGGCCGAATGGGCGCGCGAGTTCGAGGGGCGGTGCCCATACCCGAGCGGCGGCATGTGGCATCCGTATGCCGAGACCCAACTGCCCTTCGGCGTAGAGCCCAGCGAGTCCTTGACGGCATGGCTGATGCACGTGCTCGATGAGCAGATGTCTCGCACCTTCGCCGATCACCTCTCGACCGTGAACGAGGAAATGGCCGCGGATAAGGCGGCCGATGACGAGCGCTGGGTTGAGCAAGTGCAAGATTCCGCGCCCGCGTTTAACAACTGGGAATATGGCACTCGGGCAGGCGCGGTGAGCCTCCCGTCGTAATAACCGTCCGAACCATAGGAATTGAGGTTCCCCAATGATTGCACATGTGGCTAGTTTGCATTTCTCCACCGTCACCGCTGCCCGTGAGCTGTATGGCGGATATTACGAAATCGCCGCTGTCGCTAAGGGTGCGACAGACCCGAGTATCCTAGAGATCACCGATAAGGTGCAGCACTGGGAAGGGCCGTACCAGCTTGGATCGGGCGGAAAGCGCGCCAGGATGCGCAGCCTGATCTTCGGCGAAGACATTGCCCGGGATATTGTGGCGCAGTGGACTCAGAACGGGCTCGGGATGAGTCCAGACTGCCACCCGGCGATCTGGGTGGTGCGCGAAACCATGCCCGAGATCGGGGAGAATGGGATCCCTTTGCGCGACGAAGCCACTGAACGGGTGAAGATGCGGGTGGCCACGGACGAGGAAAAGGCCGTGATGTGGGTTGAGGATAAGGCGCAGAACGTCGCCGCCGGGCGCAATTACGCCGACTGGCTTTTCCTGGACGCCGACGCGACTTACAAGAGGGACCCGCGGCTGGTGCAGTTCATCCCCAAGCAGGCGCGGGATGCGGCCCGGTTCTTTGGCTTGGACGCCACCTGGACCAAGACCGCAGCCGAACTGCCCAAGCAGGTTGTGTGTCAGTATTGCAAGAAAATGGTGGACGAGACCGCGATCAAGTGCCCACACTGCTCCGAGGTGATTAACTACGCCCGCTACGCCGAGGAAGAGTGGAAGAAGCAGCAGGCTCTCAAGGCGCGTGGCGTGGATGTCGAGCGCCGGCCGGTGCGAGCGTAAACTGAAAAGGGAGGTGCAATGCAACCAACACGGGCTCAGGTGAGGTTGCAGTACCTCCAGTTGCTCAATGACCCTAGCAGTCTGCTGTACGATGTTGCCGGGGGGACGCAGTTTCAAGCGGCGTTCTCCCCGGCCTATAACGCGCTCTGGACGGCGTTTCTCACGCACCAGTGCCCACGTATCGAGCTGATTCAGTACGTGATCGTGCCACCGCTGACGTACTCGCTCACGCCGGCGCAGATGGGCATCAACGATTTCGGCGATTTCATCTACCTCTCCGAGCGGACGCTGGGATCGAATGATAAGTACGTCGATCTGAACATGGTGGATCGGCTGACTCAGCGCCTGCCCACCGATCGGCTCATCGAGGCGAATTACCGGAACGATACCTTCTATTTCATCGGGTCTACGAGCGTGCGCGATCTTCAGGTGAAGTACGACACCAGCGGGGAAGCGCCTACGGACGACAACGCAGTGATTGGCGTGGACGGGTGCCTCGATTTCTTGGCGAACTACGCCGCTGGAACCGCCGCCCCCTGGAAGGGCTACGACGAGCTAGGCGAACGGTATCTCCAGTTTGCGGTGGGGCCACGGTACGCAGACGGCTACCTGGGCGGGGAGTTGTTCCGACTCATTCAGCCGCGGGTTCGATCCCGCCAGCACGTCCAGATGGCCAGCAAGCCGTATTCGACCACGAGGCGCATCGTCAACCGGCGCGGTACTCCTTATGTCGCGGCGCAGATGGGTACCACTGGCGGCGGTGCAACCAACGTGCCCGTCCAGTTCTCGACCTCCAACGGGACGATTACAGGCGTCATCGACGGCGTGAACTGTGTCTTCTGGCTCACCATCGGCGGCGTCTATGCCATGCAGGTGTATAAGAACGGGGACCTCCTGACGCCTAACGTGGACTACACCTCGGTAAACAACCAGATCACCCTCACATTGGCGGCCACGTTGCAGGTCAACGATCCGCCCGACTACCTGACCGCCTGGGCCTACCTCGCGCCATCTGGAGTGGTGGTGTGACGTGCGGTTTGATGCCGGGCTCACGCTGCTGGGTCATATCGCGCCAGTGGTTTTGCCGCCGGGGGTGGTCATACCACGCTACGTGCCTCGGCGCGTGGTCCCGGAGTATTTCTCTACCGTGAACGGAACGCTGATGGGGCCGGTAGATGGGCGCAACCCGTTGTTCTTCGCGAGCGTACTCCTCAAAGGGGTGCAAGTGTACCGTAATGGGCTGGCCCAGACTTACCTCTCCGACGTCGTCCATCAGGGCTACAACGGGATTACGTTTCTCCCTGGCTCGATCCCACAACCAGGCGACATCATCGAGTGCTGGGGTTTCCCAGGCCAGGGGTGAGCTATGCGAACGCTGCCAACCCTCACCACGCCAATGACGCTGCCGCAGTACTTTTCCACCGCAGATGGCTCCCTTCAGGGCGCGCTTGACGGGGTGAACACGGTGTTTACGACTGGCGTAGTGCTCAAGCAGGCGATGGTGCACCGGAACGGGCTAGGGCTGACCTATGGCGTGGATTACGGGGCAGTGGGAGCGTTTATCGTCTTCCCGCCCGATGGGGTCCCCCAGCCCGGCGATACGATCGAAGTCGAGGGGTTTCCGGGCTGGTAGAAGCCCGCATGTTATTCTAGGCATGAGCCGAGGCTGTTTCGCCACGGCCCGCAAATCAGGTGAAAGGATTCTTTCATGGCTGCATCTACAGTGACTGTCAGCAACGAAGGCCGTTTGGGCGTCGTTGTCAACCCGTCATTGCTCAAGCTCACCGTTACATCTGCCGGTAGTCCCTACTATACGGCAATGGGCGGTTTCCAGTTTGACCTGACGGCTGTTCTCAACTCGGCGGGGCCGTTCTCGGCTCCGATCAACCCGCTCGATGTGGTCGGCATTCTGCCCGCCATGAGCACGAGCAAGTATCTTGTCTTAGGCTTCCAGATGGGGCGCTACACCCCCAGCGCCGATGGGACGGTCAGCACTGCCACGCCGACCGCTTTCACGTCCGCTAGTTCGACCTTCACCGCTTCCGATACGGGGAACTACATCTCCATTCCGGGCGCTGGCCCGGGCGGCGCGGTGCTCGTCTCCAAAATGACCTACGTGAGCGCCACGGCTGTGACACTCACCACGCCGGCTTCGACTTCCGTGACCACCGCTTATTGCTGGATCGGTTGTCCAGCGTACCAGCTCGGCAACGTCGAAGGAAGCGTAACTCGCTACGATTCCAACGTGACCCCGCAGCAGACCCTGATCTCCTGCCCGTGCGGCGTGCATCTGTACGACTTCAACGGCGCCTCGAACGTCTCGGCCGAGCTTGGCGATGGCGCGACGGCGGCCAATGACACTCTCACCTTCCACCTGATCATCAACCGCGGTGGGACTAACGCGTAAGGCCAGGAGAAATCACCATGGCCATCATCGCATCTACTGGAAAAGGGCGGAATTGGGTTCAGTCCCTCCGCCGGGTCACGGACATCGCTTGGTGGGGTCACCCCACCGCCAACGTCGAACAGGCTCCTAACGTGCTCAATGGCGAGTATCTGCAATCGGTTAATGCCGCTGGTACGGGCGTCAACTCGCTGATCGGATGTACGCCTGGCACCGATACCGTGTCTTGCCCCGCCGGCTTGACAATCCCACTCGGCCAAACTCTGACCGTTAGCGGCACCCTCTCCTCGGGCTCGTTGAGCTTCACTCAGACCCTGACGGCATTGACAACCAACGGCGCAGTTAACGCGCATACGACCGCCAACTATGTGATTACCAAGGCCGGAGTGTTGGCCGATACGTTGGGCGCTCCTACGGCGACCACCGATGACGGGGTGGTTATCCAGATCACCTCCACCACCGCCAATGCTCATACGCTGACGGCGACAGGCTTATTGAACACCGGCACCGCCAGCGTCAACCTGGCCACCTTTGCCGCTTATGCCGGCGCTGGCCTGCAACTCATGGCTTACCAGGGCGCTTGGTACGTGCTCTGTTCTGTGGGGATCACCTTCTCCTAGGGGGTAACACTATGGCAGTCTCCACAGTTACTCTTGGTTTTGAAGGCCCTAACCAGATCCCAGCGGCTCCGGCCACTATCTCGATCAAGGTAGCCGCCAGTTCGACTGGTTACCTCACCGCTTCCGGCGGCCTGCCTTTCGACATCGCTGCCGCACTCAACCTCGTCTCCAACCCGGAAGACCCGATCAACCCGGCCCAAGTACTCGACCTGCTGCCCGCGATAACCGCCAACGGGTATTTGGCAAGCGGGTTCTCCATCGGGCGCTACACGGCGGCGGATGGCACGGTCAGTACGGCTACCCCGACCGCCTTCACCAGCGCCGGGACCACGTTCACCGCTGCCGATACCGGATACTCAATCCAGATCCCGGGCGCTGGTCCGGGCGGTGCGACTCTTACGTCGGTTATGACCTACGTGAGCGCGCACGCAGTTACGCTGAGCACCCCGGCCTCGACCTCGGTGACTACGGCAGTCTGCTGGGTGAATTGTCCCACTTACGTGATTGGCAACGTTGAGGGCGGCGTTACCCGCATCGACTCGAACGTTCGGCCACAATATACTCTCGCCACCTGCCCGGCCTGGGTGCGGCTATGGAACTTCTCCGGCAGCACCAAGGTCGGGGCGGAGTTCACTGACGGGAATAACTCGGACTCATTCACGGCGCTGCTTCTATTGGCGCGTGGCGGGTCGAAGTCCGAGCGCACATTTGGCACGTAGGATACCCCCATGCAGCTTACCGTCAAAGAGCGGTTGCTGCTGCTGAAGGCGCTACCGAGGGAGGGGGACCTCCTCTCCCTCCGTATTGTCCGGAAGCTGCGGGAGGAGTTGTCGTTTAGCGAGGGGGAGTTGACTACGCTTGCAGTGCGCCAGGACGGGGCGCGCGTCGTTTGGAATCCCAAGGCAGATCACGGGAAAGAGGTTGGCGTCGGGCCACGGGCTACGGAGGTTATAAGCCGGGCTCTCCAGGCGCTCAGTGACCGCGGCGCTCTCAACGAGGACTGGCTGAGTTTGTGCGATAAGTTCATGCCGGAGGGGAGCGAGTGAGCCTTCGCGGATGGAGCCCGGGAAAGGAAATCGCCTCACCTCGGGGCATGTACTCATACGTCGCCGGACGTCATAAAGGCAACCCCTCTCGTGCCTCCTGGATGCAGAACATGCGCGTCCAGCCAGCTATCGTCGTCACCCGCCCCGCTGTCACCCCCACGACTCTCGCCTCTACCGGAAAGATGACGGCGCTGTTCAACTGGATCGCCCCCAATGGGCTGAATCACGTGCTCTGGCAGGACGGCGCTGGGGTGAGCGATCTGGTGCAGGATACGGGTGCGCAGCAGAACATCCTCGCCGCCAGCCTGCTCAACGGAGCGCGCGCCTCCTCATTTGCCGACGTGGATGTTTGGACGTATTTCTGCGGCTACGGGACGGGGGGCTTAGGCGCGTACCAGGCCCGCGTCTTCGACGGAGTGAATACCGACATCGCCTTTCGTGGCCCAATCGACGTAACCAGCGCTGACGCCGAGGATAACGGCCCGGGACAGTGTACGGCGGGAACTCACTACATCGGCTTTGTCTACCAGAACCGCACCGGCTTCTCGACCACGCCCACGATCGCCGATCCCTACGGCAACCCATTCTCGGTCACATTGAACGCCGGGTTGCGCCAGATCGCCGTCACCGCCCTCGTACCGGCGCAGACTGATGCGGGTTCCAATCCCACCGGCGCTCAGGCGACCGTGTTTCTAATCATGACTCGGGCCGACAACCCCAATGAGTGGTACTGGGTGCCCCCAGCCGCCGGGGGCAATGCTTCCGTTGAGCAGCAACCTCTCCCGCTCGGGATTAGTCCGTTCCTGAACTTCGTGGCCGACATCTCAGACGAGGATCTCGCCGGATACGCCGACCCGATCAGCGGACCGAACGCTAATCCCAACCAGTTCCTGCTCAACGTCCAGGACGCCGATGGGAACGGTCCGTTTCTCCCGAGCCAAGTGCTCCAGTACGGGACGCGGATGTGTTATGTGGCGGGCTCGACGCTCTGGGTTAGCGACCAGATGCAGCCGCAGCAGTTACGCACGGCGGATTCGTTCGTACTGATGCCTAATCAGCGCGCCATCGGGGTGGCGTTCACACTGCCTGGCGGGACGGATCTTTACCTCTCTGGCGATCACTGGACGGGACGCGTGACGGACAACTCCGACACCCCGAGCACATGGTCTGAGCCGGTTACGATCTCGACGGCGATTGGTGCACCGCTGCCCAATCTCGTCTGCGCCAAGACGGGCGGTGCGTACATCTGGCTTGTCTCCGAGCGCGGCGTGGATCAGTTCACGGGCACGTATGGCGAAAAGCCGATCACGTATCTCGTCCAGGACGTCTGGACGCGGGTGAATTGGGCGGCCGCTTACGTGATTCAGATTGCGGATGACGTCTATCACAACCGGCTTTACGTGGGTGTGCCACTCGATGGTGCGACCGAGTGTACCCACTGTTTCTGCATCGACTATACCAACGGGCAGGAGTTTGATACTTGCGA